GCCAATTCCTATTATCCATGCTGATTACGAAATAAACACTCGTACATTGGCTGCTAGCAGGAACATGGGAAATCCTTTGGATACAACCTTGGCAGAAAGAGCTACAAGAAAAGTGGCTTTGAAATTGGAGCAAATGTTATTTACAAATACCTCTTATGCCTTTGGTGGTGGTACTATTTATAGTTACACAAATTACACCAATCGTAATGAGGTCACTTTGAGTTTAGCATGGGATGATTCTTCAAAAACTGCGGCTCAGATTTTGGCTGATGTTATTGCTATGAAGCAAGCCAGTATTGATGCATATCATTATGGCCCTTGGATGCTTTATATTCCCACTTCTTATGAAACAGTAATGGATGAGGATTACTCCACTTCAGGAGCTTCCACACAAACCATCCGTGAGCGTATTGAGAAGTTAGGTGGTATTAAAGGCATTAAGGTTATTGACACCTTGACTGCTGATAATGTTCTTTTGGTACAGATGACTTCTGATGTTGTTCGTCTGGTTAAGGGAATGCCAATTCAGAATATCCAGTGGGATGAAGAAGGCAAATTTATCAACAAGTACAAAGTGATGACTATCCAAGTGCCTCAGATCAGAGCAGATCAGGATGGCAATTGTGGTATCACCCACTTGGCTTAATCTTATTCGTACTAATCAAGTACAATTTTTAATCATAAAAATATTAGGAGGATAAAAATATGCAACGTAAGAAGAAAAGTGAATCAAAAAGCCCACCAAAAATAAGGTGGCAAAAGTCTGGTGGTGGTTCTTTTAGAATGGCTGATGGTAGAATTATAAAATCAAAGGAAATTTTCTTGGCTCACCCTGAGGAAATCCCTGCCGCTTTTATGGATTCTGTAAAGCCGTTGGACCCAGTAAGGAAGAAGAAGCCCTCAGTCACTGAACCAGAGAAGGGTGCTAAAGCTTTGTACACTAAGAAAGAACGTTCAAAGGGTTGGTGGGATATTGTTGATTCCAAAGGCAAGAAGATGAATGATCGTGCTTTAAGAGAGGCAGAAGCTGATGAACTCATTAACACTTTAGAACAGTAAACATGGGCTGGTGTATTCCTAAAATATGGGAAGGTGGCGATTGCTACATAATTGGAGGTGGCCCCAGTATGATGGGCCAATTTAATATCCCGGAAGAGATTGTGCAAGCAGTCTACAACGGGGCCACTCCTCAATTATATGAACCATATTTACATATATTAAGGGATAAGCATGTCATTGGTGTTAATGTAGCTTATAGGCTTGGGGATTTTATTGATTTTACATTCTTTGGTGATGTTCCTTTTTACTTAACTCATTTACATGAATTAGTAAAGCTGGATCATACATTAGTTACTTTATCAGGAAAAGTGAATCATTTGGATTATGGAATCAAAGTAGTGGATCGTGATAAGCCTTTTGGATTGTCAGATGATCCAACTAAGATTCGTTGGAATAGGAATAGTGGTTCATCAGCTATTAACTTAGCAGTTCATTTGGGAGCTAAAAGGATTATGTTATTGGGATTTGATATGAAGTTGAAAGATCATAAAGACCAACATTGGCATAAGCTATATGGAAAGAAGCCCAAGAAAGAGTCGCAAATACAAAAAACTTTTATCAGGCATTCAGAGGGCTTTCCCAAGATTGCTAGAGATGCTAAAAGATTAGGTGTGGAGATTTTAAATGTTAATCCAGATAGTGCTATCACAGCTTTTGAAAGAGTTAATTTATCAGATGTTTATTCAACCCAAGAAAAGGATTATGCTGTTTGTGTTTTAAAGACAGGTGGAGATTACACCCCTGAGTATGTTTACAAGCTCAGGAGCATGATTAAAAAGAATACTAAAAGGAAAATACATTTCAGATGTTTGACCGATTCTACGGCTTTAAAATTGGCACCAGAAGAAGTTATACCATTAAGGAATAACTGGCCCGGCTGGTGGAGCAAGATTGAGTTATTTAGGCATGGTATATTTCCAGACAGTAGGCAGGTTGTTTATTTTGATTTGGATACCGTAATATTGAAAAGCATAGATTCTTTGTTTAAACCTTTTTCTGGTTTTAGGATGCTGGACAATTTTAGAGGCAGTACTTTTTTGATGTCTGGTATAATGACTTGGGATTGTGATTTGTCCTTTATCTATGAGAAGTTGAGGAACAAAAAAGCTCCTCGGTTTTCTAAAGCTGGTGGGGATTTGATAGGTGATCAGACCTTTATTGAAAAGACATATAAATCAGCCACCAGAAAGAATCCAATTAAAATACAAGAAAGCTTATCTGTTATCAGTTACAAAAGGGATTTCTTAATGAATGATTACAAACATAATGGGGCACAGGTTATTTGCTTCCATGGTCAGCCAAGACCACACGAAGTTAATGACACTTTAATAGTAGAAAAATGGAAGTGAAAAATTTGATCATAATTACAGGTTGTCCAAGGTCTGGTACCAGTATGGTAGCTGGCTCCATTAACAAATGTGGAGCATTCGGAGGAAAGATGAATGGCCCAAACAGAAACAATAAGAAGGGTATGTTTGAAAACCATAAAATAATTAGCAGTATGGTCAAGCCCTTTTTAAAGAAACTTAATGTTGACCCAATGGGTCAATATCCTCTTCCCAAAACAGATTCCTTGCAAACCCCTCATTATTGGAAAAGCTCTTTTTTAAAAGTGTTTAAGGAAGAGGGGTTCAGAAAAGGAAGTATAATGTACAAAGACCCAAAGATTGGGTTGTTATGGCCCATCTGGTATGATTGTTTTCCAGAAGCTAAGTGGGTGATTGTTAGGAGGAAAACAGATGACATAGTTGATAGTTGTTTAAAGACAGGATTCATGAGAGCTTTCCACCACTCCTTTATACAAAAGGAAGTAGGTGTGATGAGTGAAGCCGAAGGTTGGGAATGGTGGGTGAATCAGCACTTAGGTAGGTTTGAAGCTATGAAGGAAAAAATACAGTTCAAGGAAATATGGCCAGAGAAGATGGTGTATGGAGATTATTCAGAATTGATGGCCACCATTAAGTGGTTAGGACTTGAATGGAATAGTGATGTGTTAAGTTTTATTGATCCAATGCTTTGGAAAAGCAGACAAAAAATATAAGGAGATGGCAAGGACAACAGCTGCAGAAGTTAAGCAAATAATTGATACTGATTTATCAGATACCATAGTGGATGCCTATATAGGAGATGCCAATGCATTAGTCACTAATGTACTAGGTGATGATACCACTTTGGGTGATACATTAAAGGAGTCTATTGAGAAGTGGCTAACTGCCCATATGATAGCCTCAACCAGAGAACGGATGGGGCAGGAGGAGGAAGCAGGAAGTGCTAAAATTAAGTATGTTGGAAAGACAGGCTTGAATCTTAGTTCCACAGCTTATGGACAGATGGTTCTAACATTAGATAGTACAGGCAACTTTGCTTCATTAGGAGGAAAGAAAGCAAGCATATATGCTGTAACAAGTTTTGAATAAAAGATTATGACAAGTGGTATAATAAGATTCATTGAAAAGGTCTGCGTACAGACAGCCGTATATTGGGGCAATCCGTCGCCCGATGGTCGGGGTGGAAATACCTATGACACTGCTGTTGAAATCGCTTGTAGGTGGGAGCAAATAACCGAGCTTGTCCAAAATGAATCTATAAGGAAGGAAGGAAAGGAAATTGTGGCTGGCGCAAAGATTCTATTAACACAAGATGTTGCTTTGGAAGGATATTTATATTTGGGAAGCTTAGATGATTTAAGCTCTGACCCCGACAATCCTTTAGAGGTGGATGGAGCCAGAGAGATTATCAAAGTGGAAAAGGTGCCATTATTTAAATCAACAACTGAATTTGTACGGGAGGCATATGTATTATGAAAGGTCACTTTACAATAAAGGGAATGGATCAGGTGGTTGCTAATATCAATAAGCAATTGGTCAAGATGAAAGGTGATGCCATGGAGGGTATGATTGATGCCGCTATTTTAATTCGTACAGATATGGAAAATACATCTCCAAAAGTACCAATTGATTTAGGCAATTTAAGAGCTTCCTTTTTTGTGGTGACATCCAGAGGAGAAAGCAAAGTGGGTGGGTCACCTAATTTTAAAGGAGAAGAAGCATCAGAAATGGCATCAGGACATTCTACGGTGGTTAGCAATAGTAAACAATTAGCAGTAGGTTCAGGCAGGGCAAGTGTTATACTAGGTTTCAGTGCTAATTATGCTATATATGTTCATGAGAATGTAGGAGCTAAATTTCACTATACAGATATTAAAACAAAAAAGACACATGGGCGGCCCGGGGCAGGTGCTAAGTTCTTTGAGGCCGCTTGGGAAAGGAATAAAAAGCAGGTATTGATTTTGATAAAAAATAATATGACAAAAAGATGAATAGCAATTCTGAGGATATTAAAGACCTGTTGGAAGGTGAAAGCTCATTGGGCTTATCTTTTGCCACTAATTTATTTATAGCAAAAGAACCATCCAGTCCAGATGATTGTGTTACAATTTTTGACACCCCCGGTGGACAGGTAGATTTAATGCCTACCAAGGGTGATGAGTATTATAGAGGCAATATTCAAATACGTGTTAGAGATAACTCACAAGCTAGTGCTTGGGAATTGATAAATGATATTGTTGACTTCCTTCACAATAAAGGAAATGAGGAAATCAATGATGTTAAGTTTACCGTGATTCGTTGTTCAAACTCTCCATTCCAATTGGACTGGGATGAGAATAACAGAATACGTTTAGTAACAAATTTCGAATTACAAAAAATTAAAATTTAAAAGGAGGAAATGAATTATGACTAGTCAAGCTGTTTCCGGAATTGGAACTATATTCAAACGTTGGGATGATTCAGCGTCAGTAGGAGTATGGGCAACAATTGCAGAAATTATTTCAATCAGTGGTCCGGGTATGAGCCGTGAGACCATAGACGTAACATCTTTTGATTCAACAGGAGGGTACCGTGAATTTATCGGAAGTCTTCGTGATGGAGGGAGCATTGAGCTTTCTATGATATTCCGAAGGGATACATATGAGATCATGAAAGATGATTTTGAAGATGATACATTGCAGAATTATCAGATTTTATTACCAGATGATGATGCTACGGCATTAGATTTTGAAGGACTCATCACTGAGTTACCAATGAACATAGCTATGGATGATAAAATTATGACTGATATATCTATCAAGATAAGCGGTCAAATCACTTTATCATCAGGTGGCTTATCTTCCATTGCATAGGATGGGAGTTAATTCTAATCATGAATTTTTAAAAACAAAAAAATGTTAAGATTTATAACAATACCCGAGTACAATAATAAAGGAGAAAAAACAGGAGAAAAGAAACACCCAGTCCGTGTATCTTATTATGTTTTGAAAATGTTAAAAGAAGAAGCTGGAAAA